CCCGGTGATTGATCAGCGGCCGGGCTCAGGCCGCTTACTCAACCCCAGTCCAGCTACCGGCATTCAAGCCGGCGCCGGATGATTTGAGAGCCGGGAGAAGACTCTCCCAGCCCTCATACCAACACTGGAGAGCCATGTCGCTCAGCAGCCTGGTAGGGGCTAGTCTCTGTGTCCACCGCCGTATGGCTCTCAGCCGCGGCGGATCCTTCGCATAAAGCCGCTGATAACTATCCAAGACATCTTCCAAGACCTCCCGAGAAAAGGGAATCTTGAAGAAGTGCTTGGAGCTATACAGCGGAACGGGGCCAGTCTCCAAAAGCCGGTGCCCGGCGAAGTCTGGGTCTCGGGAAATCTCACCAAACTTGATCTTACAACCAAGTCTTCCGGTGTGTTCCAAGTACCCACCCTCTCCGAGAATCTGCTGATGACTGACACCTTTTGGGACACGGGTGACGGTGTCATCACCCAGGGCCCAGATGTCAGTCTCGGCAGTCAAACCGGCCCGACGCCAAGCAATCTCATGGAGAAGGACCTGTGCATGAGAGTTCGTGGCTATCGTATTGACAGAGCCGCTCTTAACAAGTCCAGGCTGGAGCTGCCGAAAACGGCGTCCATCGGACAATTGTAAGATAGGCCCTTCGCCACTCTCGGCCCCCATCCCATAGGTCTGGCGGTACCTGATTTGGGCAAGATGCTTCCACCTCTTATAACCATCATCCTCCACGTACGAATTAACGCACATGAGGCAACGGAAGGAGAAGTCAGCTTCAATCACCCAACCAGGCACCGTCCAGTCCCACGCCGATTTGTCCGAGGCTACCCACTCAGCTCCATCACGGAACAAGCGGTAGCCCCCGCCACCAAGGGACATCCCAGCCTTAAAGGGAAGCTTATGCCAGTTCTCTATCTCAAGATCATTCTGCGCATCAAAGAGCATGTGATCCAACACCTGCTCTCTGAGGGAGAACGATGAGATGAGCCTCCAACGTTTGGCTTCAACCTTCTTCTTGGCATGTGGTTCCACCTTGATGAAAAGGCGTATCGGATAAGGGTCCGATAATTCCCTCCTTAACCAGTCCTGTAACTCCCTCCAAAAACCATCCACTTTTCCGGAATCATAGCAAACGCCATCCCAACCAAGTAGGTCACCCACAGTCGTGCTGTCATGGGCATAAGGGAGCCCAGGGCTGGCGGACTTATTTAGACCATTGAGCACTCTATCAAAATGCTCTCGGGTCATAAAATCATCCGGCAAAGCCCATTTTACTCCCAAACGCTCCATGGCAACCAGAGCTAAACTAAGCTCCTGTTCCGTGGGTTCCTCCACTTGGCCCAGGACGCTCGCTCGGATTCCGGCATGGACACTCAATGAAGAAGCTTCGGCGTCGGCTCCTCGATCGGGCCAGACAAGGTCTGGGTCCCAGTCGAAGAGCTCCGCGTCTCCGCGGATAACTTCTGCAATTTCCGGGTCTTTTTCTTGGCGTTTCGGGTTTGCAGGGAGGGCCCGGCCTGGCTCAAGCTCTGCAAGACCGGGGAAGTCTGGGTCTTCACAACTTTTCTTGGAGCAGGAACCGGCCAAACAGCCGGTGATGCTCGGAGAACTGTCGGAAGACAAGTCTCTGGACCATCCCTCAAGCCCCAAGGGACTATTAAAGAGGGCCCAACCTGAACAGAACTCTCCCGGACCTTGGGCACCGGGGTCTGGGTCGAAATCTTGTGGGCCCGCTCCTTGTTCTGAGCGGGCCCTTGACCGTTTCCCTGGTTCTTCAGCTTTTGCGCCATAAGGCCTATTGCGGTCCTCATTTGTTCCAATTCTTGAAGAAGTGGATCGGGGTCATGTGGTTGATTCTCCGGAGGTTCATCAAGATACTCCGGTACCAAAACCGGAACATCTTGCTGTGGTGACTCAGGAGAGACATCCATCTCCTCCACAAGACAAACCACATCCAGTATATCAGCCACCCTCTGTCGCTCTTCCGAACTCATGTCAGACAGGTCCACCATATGATAGTTCCCTGCATACTTGATCACGAATTCAGAGCGAGAGGCCCCAAACCGCTGGGCCTTCACCTTCTGCCCACCTCTACGCTCATATGCCCGGAGCAACCACTCGGCCGTTGTTTCATGCTTACAGACTTGGGCCTTCAGCAAACAGAGCAAATAACCCACGAAGAAGCCGTAATTACCACGAATTCGGCTACCTCCCAGGTGCATCGCTACTGGAACACCAGCTGACTCAACCAAAGCCCCTGAAAATCCAGGGACTGTGGAGCCATGGTACTCAGACATACCGAAGACCGATCCTTCTGTTAGCAAACCAAATGTTTGCCGCAGTTGGAAACGTGCATTCATGCCCACAACATTTGCGAAGCAAGTTTCCGCCGCTTTGGCGCTTCTAACAGCCTTCACGCCCAACTTGGACATGGCTACTGGCTGGACAGGAATAACGAGAACGTCCGTTTCGAGCAAGAAGGCCCTTGACATATTAACTCGCACACTCTGCTTCAGGTCTCTCGTCAAAAGGATATCGTTAGCACCGGTATCCAATAACGGCATGACCACATGCTGAGGCACGAGGAAGAAGTCATAGCCCTCAATATGAGTTCGAAATCCCAAACCTGCGTAAATCTGATTGCCATCTATAGGCAATAAGACCGCGGCTTGGTATCTGGACATATCGTTCGCCTTAACCAACTCAGAGCCAGCCCGCATACTTTCCGGCTGATTCCCTTCGCCAAATAAAACGTCCTCCATATCATCATCAACGAGGACGTTAACTGGGCCAACTAGCGGGACATGACCCGCCCGACACCTCACAAACCATCGGTGAAGTTGAGTCACCAATCGCGATGAGACCAATATAGCTGCGACCCACCAACCCAACAAGGTCGTGGCCACCAACAAGTACTCACGCGCAGTCTGTGGGGTAAAATACGCCAACACCTGCACGGGTCCGCCAAACTCCTGAACCCACGATAAGTGGATTCCCTGGTGCACCAAGAAGGCCATCACGGCGACAACAGCCGTCGCAAAGGTCACCTTGGACACCAACATGAGGGCTTTCCCCAAAGCATCTTGTTCGCAGGGAGGCATCCTGAACAGCACTCTGACAGGCTCAAGATTCAAGAATTTC